TGTCGCGCCATTGCCGCCACTGGACCTTAAACCCCGCGGTAAGCCCCTCAGCCACAAACAGGTCTTTGAGGCGCATATACATCGCAGGAGTCATAGACCTTCTCCACATGGAAAGACTTCTACGCGTCCCTTTAAAGTGCGCTCGTAGAGCTCACCTTTACGGCGCTTATGGGGTCTGAATGGCCTTGGATGATACCGAACAATTCCGCGCTGGATATCAGCAAAAAATACCCCGTCGATTTGGTTGCCATTCACAAATACTTTGCGAGGGCCGAGGCCATCTCCGGCAAAATGGATAGTGCGATTCATAACGACAACTCCTTCTTCACCACCGCGTCAATCTGGCTGCGGGTATCTTCGAAGCCCTTCGTTAAGAACTCCTTGCGGGCCGTTGCTCGCGTGAAGTTCTGTTTCACTGCCGGGTCGTGAACATACACCGCATAGTTGGCGGAGTAACCAACGCGCCCGGTTACCCTGGTGCCGTTAGCCGTGATTTCGCGGAACTGGCTGTTGATGAGCGTCGACGTATCGATCGGGGTGTAAAGCGCAGCCTGCGCACTGCCAATAAGCATCGCAGACTGGATTGCTCGCACGACTTTACGCCCCTGGACGTCTTTGATGATGCGATCGAGGTTGGCCTTGGCCTGGCGGATGCCGCGAACTTTAGCGCCCATAATCAGACTCCCGTAATCAGTGCGAAATCGTCCGCCAGGCGCTCGAACGTATCAGCGAACTGGACGATCTGCCGAATCTCATCGGCCTCATCCGGCGGAGCCGCATCGGTCGACGCGCCAATCAGGATGTAATCTCCCTCCCGCGCCGTTGCGTACTCGGTCCATATCGTGTTTTTAACCACGATCTCCCGGCCAAGGTCACCGATTTTTGCAGAGAGACCACCCTGGTAGTCGCAGAGGATAGCGATCGGGGCTTCCCACCCGTACGGCTGACCTCCGCCGTCGGTATCGCTACCGTCAGCATCGCGTATGCGCCGCCAGATTGTCGCCGTCGCGGTGTATGACCAATTAGCTACCGAAGACATCAGTCATCCCTCCATCGCAGCACAGCGGCGCCTGTGGCGCGTATGCGGTCGCAGTTGATGTACCACTCACCATTGCTTTTCACGTACGCCGTCGTTTGCTGGCCGGTATCGGTGATCACCCACACCCGGGTAAACGTCCGCGGCAGCCGTTGCTGAACTGAAACCCACGCCATTAGCAGCCACCAACAACGAGGAACAGGCCAACCTTTTGACCGACGTCGATCGGCAATTCCGAGGTGCATCCCGACTTATCCAGAGCCTGCAGCGCGTCACGCATGTTGAGAACGTTGTCGCCGTATTCAAACGAGCGTGACGCTCCGGACGGCGCGCCCTGCGACTTAATTCGTTGCGAATAAGCCGTCAGCACCATCAGGGTCACTGCGTAAGCCTGAATCAGAATCTGGTCGCACTCGTCGTACCCAGCGCCATCTAAGCATGCCTGGATGCTCGACAGTTTGCAGAGGTAGGCGTCAATCATGAAGTCAGGGACGGTGGTATAGCCGAGCGCAGACAACTGCTGCTTTACCTGCTCGGCAGTTATCTGCACTACAGCCATGGTTATTTCGCCTTCTTCGATTTAGCGGCAGATTCATCCTGCTGCTCTGCCTGCTCTGCAGCATCATTGCCCGGTGTAGCCACTTCCAGCGCCTGGTCGTCATCACTAATGATTTCAACCAGACCGGCGGCCGCCCAACGTTTAGCGACATCACCGCTTACCGAAACCTGCGCGCCAACCTCCAGCTTCTGGAGATTGGCACCGGAGAAAAGGTTATCGCTAATCACTTTTACCAGTGCCATTTACCGCCCCTTAGCTGTGTGCGTAGATGACTGATTTTTTGCTGTTGATGTCAGTCTTAACCATCAGACCAGCAGCGCCCCAGGTACGCCAGATGTAATCGCTGTTGTAGAACGGACGCGGATCGGCAACGGTGCCGAAAGCCTGGCCTACAATCGGAGCAATCACGCCAGCGGTAAGCGGGACAATCAGGATCTGGTTACCGGTCAGCTGAGCGTCTTCTTTAATCGCGGCAATGCCGGACAACTTCAGAAGCTCTTGCAGAATGGTGTCGGACTGATAGTTGTCGCTGAAGTAGCGCTCCAGGTTGGAAATGATGGCGCTCGACACATACCAGGTCTGCTCGGCGTACTGATTGTTGGTCAGTTTGAGAGTGTCGCGCAGCTTAATTGCTGCGTTACGGATCTGCTCTGCAGTGGCGGATGCGCTGGTGAAGTCGATATTCAGTCCAGATGCGCCCAGGTCAACCATCGCCACACGCTCGTCGTTCTTCAGACCCTTCCAGGTCTTATCGTCGAACTTGATGTAGTTACCTTCCGCGTCGCGATAGCCGTTGTAGATGTAATCCACATACTGGCGGCGCACTTCGTTGGTTGACTCAAACTGAGCGTCAGAGATGATGTCGAACGCATCCGGGTTGTTCAGACGAGGCTCACGCCAGTGGAACTTGAAGCCGGTATCGTGCACCGGAACCATAGTACCGTCGTACTGGTACTGCACAGCATCCAGCGCAGCGCCGATCTGGCCTGACATGGAGGTGTGAGCCCACATGCGGCCGCCAGACTTGGCGTATTCATACACCGTCTGATTGATGCGCACCGAACGTGACAGCGGCATCAGGTCGTTGAACAGCGTGAACTCAGTGTTCGGCTGGAATTGACGCAGCACGGTCTGGTCAAAGGCCTTGTACAGGTCAGCAGGTGAGCGAACAGCGTTGATGCCGTTGAGATGGTTAACAGCATTAAGGCGGTCGGCGATCTCCTGCATAACGTTGACGCCCTGATGGTTCAGCGCGGCATTACGCTCCATAGTCAGCATACCGAACTGGTATTGGTTCACGGCCAGGTTGCCGGTCTTTTCGCCCAGCGATTTAGAATAAACAAGCATTCAGTGACTCCTTACTTGATCACTACGCGAATGAGATCGCCAGCAGCGGCGGTAATTGAGCGCTCTTCGTCGCAATAGCAGCGATCGTTTTCACCGGTGGCCCACTTCTTAACCTGGCCATTAACGATTGAGAGAGCGTCGCCTTTTTTGTAGGTGCCGGCCGCTGCGCGCACGTTCAGGAACATGCCGGGCAGCGGATGGATGCCAACCAGAAGATCGTCGACAGCAAACGTGTCATCTACCGTTTTGCAGCGCAGATAATCGAAGTCAGCGACATAGATAATTGCTGTCTCGCTACCATCTACCGACACCTTGAAGACGCCAGCATCGAAGAAGCCCAGGGTGCCGGGCTTGACCGCGGTGGCGCGGCCTTCACGGTTGAGCAGCGGATTAGGGAATACGCCACCGGCGTGAATTACATGTTTTCCGTCTTTAGCCATTTTTTACTCCGGCATTTCGCTGACTGATTGGGTATTGGTAGCCTGGCGGAAAGCGCCATTCAGGCCGGTTGAAGTCTGGCATTGAGCAAACAACTCTTTCAGGGGCTCGCCGTCCAGCGCGTTGACAGCGATATCGGTCATGCCAAATTTGGCTTTTACCGCTGCGCGCATGTTGCTCTTCTCGCTTTCCGAGTTCGCGTTGAACTTGCTGTTAAGCGCCATAACCTGATCGGACAGAGCTTTTGCCCAGGCGGGCATATCTTCATTGTTGGCGGCCTGCTCCGTCTTTTTGGACGCGCCGGTAGCCGGGTCGATTTCTTCATCGCCCTTTTTCTTGGCGGTGACCTCTTCGGCCTTCATCTGGTTGTAAGCGTCCATCAGTTCGGCATCGGACTTGCCTTCAGTCGGCTTACCCGCGGCTTGGAGCGCATTGATAATCAGTTCTTTCATCGGATCGTTCTCTCCGTTGGTTTTAATCTCGTACTCAATGGGTTTGCGCACGACTTCTACAGGTTCGCCGACGAACACGGCTTTGCCGTCATCATCGATGAGGTACTTCTGCTTTAGGTATCTGGTGTCATCGCGGTAGATGAAACTGTCTGGCCACACCGTTTCTGGCCATAGCCACTTATCTTCTGTGTCACCCTCACGCAGCTTGTCGCTGATGGCGCGTGAAATGTCGTCAAAAGAGAAGTTGGAGGCGTTGGTGAAGAAGAATTTGGTCTTGTTGAGCAGACCTTCGCGGGTGCAGTCGATACCATCAGCAAGGCGAGCAACTTCGATCTGCTGTTCATGACCTTCTGAGTTGACGAAGATACCCACGCCTTCTTCCGGAGTTCCGGCGCCAGGCTCATCGAGCAGCACCGCCACATGGTCAAACATCATGTTGGTGGCGATCTCGTTGTACTTCTTGCCCTTCGACTCGCCATTAGCGGCAATGCCGGAATACAGGAGTCCGGTAGAGATATGGATGGGTTCTGAGTTGGTACCGGCGATCATCTCATCAAGGCGGTTTATCAGGCGCTTGCCCTTCTCGCTTGACTCGGCGTACTGTCGGTTAACGTACATATCACCCGTCACCTTCCCACCTTCGTGGCTGACGTTCTGCAGCCATGCGCCTACGTGATATTCATTCACCGCCCGAACATCGCGAGCAGACACATGCTTGCCATCCACTTTCGGGTGGCCCAGCGGCATCGGGTTACGCTCAAGCGTGTTGTAGGCCTTTTCGATTTCGGCTGCCGGGTACAACTTCCGGTTCATCACAATATCGTCCACAACAGGCGTGATGCCTCGAACCACGATATGTGGCTTGCCGTCGATGGTTTCAGTAGTGATGTTTGAAGCGGAGTTGACGACGGTCAGCACATTAACGCGGTTGCGTTTCATGCTGGGTCCTCATTGGTGGATTTCAGGCAATAAAAAGGCCGCCGTGGCGACCTACTGAAATTGTTCTGGAGTTATTAACTTACTTCTTATTATTTCAATGTACTCAAGATAATCAGGATGCGGCGCAGGATAATCGCATTCCTGCTCCATGATTCTTGCATTGTTATCAAGCCATATCTGTGTGTCTTTATAAACACGCTGAATATAATCATGATTCGGCACTATGATACTTATTGCATCAATTATAGACAGTTCAGGCTCTGGTAATCGCCACTCTCGTTCCCAGGTAAAATCTACTCCGAATGGGGTCCTATCACTAAAAGCCAATGGGTCATGGCGCATATATCGCCACATCATGCTTTCATGAATTAATGGACGTTCGTAATCAGGAGCGTATATAACCGCCCGGCCGCCTAAAGCAAATATATCCCTTTTGTAATATTTAAAACCAAAAGGTTGATACTTTGATTTGTCTCGATGCATGAAATACTCTGGTGACTCAGTAAAACATATACATCTTTCCCCACCGGTTTTGATTGTATCGCCATGTTTTAAATAGTTAAAATCGAGTATCTGAAGGAAAGTGTGATATGCATTCTCGTAATCTAAGTCTCTAATTTTCATGTGAGGGTCTGCTTTGACCCAATGGTACAGATAGTGGGTGCTGTCAACTCGTTTCATGGTTTCTCCTTGTAACCATGAAATTACTACTTAATCGCTTTTAGTCCAAGAGTTTCTCTCTTTTGCCAACTTATCCGCGAGACCTTCGTTAAAAATGCTGCCGTCGTCATTAAGCAGCACCGGAATCTGGCTGCAGTAGCAGTTGTACCGGTTACCGTTCTCAGCGTAGAAGTCCCGCACCTCTTCCGTGGTGTAGACCTTGCCATGACGGCTGGCGTGCCAGGTGCGCGTCGTAGGCTTGAGCGCTGACAGCCACAGCAGGCCGGTATTCAGCCCAAGCCGGTCAGCAGCCCAGTCCGTTTCGTTCCACTGCGCCTGCCGCAGCGCGCCGACCTGCTCAGTCTGAGCGATGGTCTTCGCCTTCGACATCGACACATCGAGGCGCTTGCTGATGACGCTGGCAGTCTCGCGAGGATTCACCCCGCGCGCTACCGCATCGGTGATGATGTTGGTTAAATCTCCGCGGGCAGTGTCGCTGATGACCTTCCAGTCACTAAACGTTGTCAGCCTGGCCGCCGCCACCTGATTAAGGTGACCGGGGCTGCTTAAAAGCTGCTGGAGCGTCGTCTGGCTGGCGTATACCTGTGACTGCTGCGAGAGGTTATTGAAAGCCTCCAGCGTGCCGCGCTGCGCCTCTGCGACGACGTAATCCATCGCCCAGATGTTTTGCTCGCCGCCATCCAGCAGGTAATCGTCGAGAATGGCCTGCACCACTTCCAGCAGGTCCGCCAGTTCCTGCGCCGACATGTCGTAGATAAACTTGCCGGCATTGACCTGGTAGAGCCGCATGTCCTCGCCGTGGTCATGGCAAAGGAAGTGCCAATCATGGCTGTTTACCTCACGCTCTCGCCCGGTCAGTCGCTGGTCGAACAATGCTTTCAGCGCTCGCTTGATGCCGAGATACCGACTCTCGATATCCCGGAACATCGCAGTAACCTGCTTTGCAGAGCGTGTCGGGTCAACCTTGCTACGCGGCACTACTGGCGTACCGACTTTCGCCTTTTGCTCCGGATTCATCGGAAAGAGGGTCATCGGTAGTTACCTTTTGGTTTGGGTCAGGAGTTTGCACTTCTTCGCGCGGCTCTAACTCTCCCGCTTCCCTGACTTCATTCTCATCGACAGCCGGTGTTCCGTAGGCTTGCTGCGTATCCCTAGCGACCGCCGCCATTTCCTTCATGTTGGCAATCTTTTCTTTCTCACTTGGTGCTAGTAAGTCAGACCAGGTTAAAGTTATTTCGCCAGACTTCGGAGGTTCGATGACTTCTACTGTCCACAGCCGCTCAATTACCGCGGTCGCGCGATCAGTCTGGAAACCCGCACGACGACCGTTGCAGCGCTTAGCAAAGTCGTTTTTGTCCTGATCTGACGCAAGCCTCCCTGTCTGCTGACCAAAGAGGATGGTGAATGGCATCTGGACTGAAGAGGAAAACTGATTTGCTGACACTGTCCATGTAGGGCTTGGATCCGCTGCCGCCACCGACAACACTTTGGCTTCACCATCTTGAGTCACCAGCGCTGAATCTGTACCAGAGTTCAGCTTCTGTATGGCAGCATTTAGCGCTTCTGCCAGTCCTGAGTAACCGGCTTTCTTTGCTTCATCAATGATGGTCTTGAGGTTTGTTTCCTTCGACATGTTAATGCCGAGCTGTCTGCTGGCGTTCTTCAGGAAACCTTCCGCACTCCCGCCGGAAGTTTTCGCCATGTCAAGTAGGTCGTTGTAACCAGCTCGCAGGAAAGGAATGCCTGCCAGCGATGACTCGTCTTCTGACCCTTCGCAAAAGATGATGATCCTTTCCGGGTGGATCTTAATCGACCGCATCGGACCGGAAATGTTGCCATTGTCCCCGACTTGTTGCTCCTGGAAGTAATAGAACTTCGGCATGCCGTAGTCTGGAGATTTCTGGTCCTGTTCAAGTTCCCCGGGCTTAACCTGTGCCTCCCATGCAGGAATCATTTTTACCAGGCCACGCTCGCGAGAATTCCGCATCACACTGCGATCGACGGGCTCCCACCAATCCTTGCTGTCTGCAAATTGAAGAATCAGGCCGGAGTAATGACCTACCAGATTTCTCCGGTCAGCATCCTTCACCTTAGCCCAGTGTTTTTTCATGAGCTTGGTGACTTTTTTCTCCCACGACGTCGATTTTTTCGATTTTTTGGTCTCATCGCCGTCTACGATCACCGGCGTGTCAGTCCAGCATGCATCGAGCAGTTTATGCACCGCGCCAAACGCAGCACCATTACGCTCATACATGTTGTAGAAATGGTCAAAATCGAGACGCTCCGGGTAACCAAACTCGCACCATAGATGATGCCGTTTCGTGTTCCCTGACTTCCCTAGCCCTGAAGCATACAACTGGCGCGCACGGCCCACCTCGTTAAGGCTATTCACTATGAGCCCAGCGAGGATTTGCATTTCGGTATCGTTACTCACTGAGATTTCCTTAGGTGAAGAAAATTGCACCGACTTGTTTGTGGTTGTTTTTCGCTACTGCGAAGTAGCGGAACCCGTCGGCGCCGTGTGATGTGAAGTCGTGAAGGGGTTTATCTTTCCAGCATCCTCGCTTGTCATCCCACTCCTTTCGATAACCCTCAAGGTGAGATATGCCCTCAGCGCATTTCTCTTCATCGAAAACACAGGATGGGAGGATTTCACGCACCGACTCAATGCCGGTATCTACACCGACCTTTGGCACCACCTGGAATGTCATGCTGTAAACCTGACCGTCGATCTCATACCCTTCCTGGGCGAGCTCCCTCCGCGATTTTGCATCTGCACCAAATTCACGGTTATCGATATCGTGCGGCCCCCAGTGCTCACCGTACTCATAGCCGCGGTCTTTAAGCACCTTCATATAGTGCCTCAGCCCCTCGCCAGAGTTTTCGTAGTAGTCGATGATGTGAAACTCCTCACCAACCTCGCGAACAAACCAGATCGCCGTGGAGTCGCCCACACCAATATCCCAGAACGTGTGAACCGGTAGATGTGAGTTATCCGGGATTTGGCCGATCCGCTTGTTGGTGTAGAGCCAGCGGAACTGTTTGGCGTAGTACGCGCCCTCGACCGACTGCTGGAACGCCTCCGCCGGTATGGTCGGGTATTCGCGCTTCATGTCGTCGCCGAGCGTCTTTTCTTTGGCGTAGTACCACGCCTTCTGCCGTTCGTTAACGACTGCGCCGTGTTTCGCCTCCATCTCGGCGAAGTATTCAGCTAAGCGCTGAGGTAGCGGCTCTACCGGGTCAATTGCGTACTGCGGATTCTTCCACCATGAGAAGAAGAAAAACTTCCAGTCGAGCGCGGACAGTGGCTTACCCTGCAGCAGGGCTTTCTCTGCCGTCTGGCAGTAATCGAAGAAGTAACCCGCCCGGCCCTCTGCGGTGCTCTCGATAGTAGCAAAGCATCCTGTCGATACCGCCTCAAACGCACCAGTGACGATTTCCCGGGCTTTATCCGGATACTTGGCGCATATCTTCCCGAACTCGGAGACGTGCAGGTAACGCAGCGTACCGCCACGAAACGACGTGCTGACGTAGAGAGAGCCACCTTTCTTAAATACGAGTTCGCCAGACGAATCGTTGCTGGCTGGGTTAGCCGCCTTTATCTCCGCCGGCAACTTGTCGTATGCATACTTCACCTTTTCCCGAAACAGGCGCTTTGCATCATTCAGTGTGTGGGCGATCAGTGCGCACTTTGCCGACTCGAACAGAGCAGCGTCGAGCTGGATGATGCACACCTCAGTGGTGAAGCCGAGTTGTCGAGCTTTCAGGATGATGTTGCGGGTGTGGATCCCCTCGAAGTATTCCCGCTGCTCAGGCGTCATCCTGAAGCGAGTCGGCTTACCCTCTTTGTCGGTGATCCAGTAAAGATTGTTCAGCCGCCAGTCTTTGTTGGACAGCAGCTTGAGGTGCTCAGGTTTCATTACGCCCCCTGAGACAATGAATCCATCAGGTCAGAGAGTTGCTTAACAGAGTTGTCGCCTTCCGGGCCGTCGATATCGTAGGCCTGGCGTTCGAGACCGATTAGGTTCTTCAGTGCTTCACTGAGAGCCTTCACCGACTTAACTCGCTCCGGCATGCTGATAATCGAATGGTAAATCTCGTTCAGCTTATCCCGTCCATTCTCATCAGGCTCAAGCATTAACTCACCCAACTTTCGCAGCGATGCAACATCTGCGCACTCGGCACCGAGCTCATCAAAAAGAGCGTTCGTTATCTCCCTGGCGCGCCGGATATCGCCGCGGTGCTCCATACGGACAGCAGCAACCACCTCAGCTGTGGCCTCTATAAGTACGCGCTCAGACAAGGCTGTTTCGGTGCGTACCTGCTTGCGTACCTCTGCTTTGCGTACCAGATCGTCAGCACGTTCTTTCACCTTTGCGGCGAGGTCACGAGACCAGTCATCACGCTTTGCCCGCTTACGGATAGCGCCTTCGCTGATACCGTGCTGCGATGCGATTTCACGGAGGGACATCACCCCGGCCCGGTACGCCGTCTCGATGGCCTCCCAGTCGGGCTTGCTCATTCTCACTCCAAGATTTATAAACCAAATGCCATTATTTTTTGATTTTCAACCATAAATGTCTGATATAAATACATGACATGCAAACACATACAAGGATAAAAAATGAATAATGACTCCGGATTTGGCTCTTTTGTAGATACGATTTCTTCTCATAAGGACGTCATGGCCGATATCGCTGATGCCGGATTAGAGGCCGCTGAGGAAATCCCACTTTTTGGCTGGGCAGTTAAGGCATGGAATATAAAAAATACATTTCAAGAAAAGAAACTTGCACGCAACATAAGGGAATTCCTAAGATGTTCCTCTGTAGACGACGCGAAAAATTTCATCTCAAAGTTTAGCTCTGAAGAGGAAAAAGAGGAGCTTTGCGATAGCCTAATTCAAGTGCTAATTGATTCTGAAAAGCCCTTAAAGGCAACGCTGACATCAAAGATAGTTAACGCCATTAACGAAGATCGCCTTACTGTGTCTGAGGCTCATCAGTTACTTTTGATAATTTTAAATGCCTCCATTCCAGCGCTAGAGGCCATTGATAAATTTTATCAAAATAATCCGAGTGGCAGCATAAGCACCATGGATGAGGATGCAAGAACATATGGCGCATTGTTGATGTCGATTGGAGTGATCCATGTCCATGGCAATATGACCCGAGTTACCAAGCTTGGCAGAAAGTTATACGAATGCGCCTTCGTGTAAAAAACAATATCTTTACCTCAGACACTGCGTGCGGATGTAGTCCTGTAAATAATTCACTTGCCCGGTGATGGTGACGATTCGCTCTCTAAGGGCGAAATAATCCCGTTCAGCGGAGTCAGTAAGTCGGGGGCCGGAAGCATCGCCCATGCCGCCGGTGCCGGTCGCTCCGTTCGCGGGACAGTTTGCATTGAGCTGCAGCCGCTTACGGCCAGCAATGACATCGCTATGCAGACGCTCAATGGTTTCTTTCGCATCAGCCAGTTCTCCGGTGTATTTAGCATCCAGCGCAGCGACATCACGCTGGCGGGTCTGCATGTCAGCGATGGTGTCTTTCGCCAGGCTGAGCTGCTCAGTCACTTTATCGCGCTGCCTTTTGAACTCGGTGGCGTTGTCGTGGTAGTGACTGGCCAGCCAGCCGAGGCTGACTATCAGGCAAATCACGATGGCGCTGATAATGGCGGTTAATCGGCTCATTTCTGGCCCCACTCGCAGACTTCACGCTCAATCTCACGCCTGGTGATCAGCCCCTTCCACTGCTTGCCACCGGCATACGTCCAGCGCTGCAGTTCTTTGCACGCACCCGGCACGTCTCCAGCATTCAATTTCTTCAGCAGCGTGGAACTGGCGAAGGCACCAGAGCCAACGTTATAAGTGAAGGAGTAAAGAGCGGCACGGGTAGGATCAGGGATGCGAACCTTAATCAGCGGGTCGATGGCGTTAGCAACCTTTCGCAGGTCTGACTTCAGCAGGTTATCGCACTCTTTGTCGGAGTAGCGGTGACCGCGGCGAATATCTGAACCGGTATGTCCATCACAAACAGTCCAGACGCCAACAACATCCTGATAAGCGTAATAGCGCCGCCCTTCCAGTCCATCAGCGTTACCAAGCATGACAGAGGCAATTGCGATCGCGCCGGAACCGCCGGCGATGGCGCCAATAAGCTTATTCCTGAGCGTCGGGTTCATCTCTGCTCCTGCTTCGTCGGTTGTCTTCGCGGATTTTGAAATACAAATTCGTCAGATACGTAAGTACGGCAATGACAATGCCCACCAGCACGCCGATGGCATTCCACTGCTCGGGACTGTAGGCATTAAGCATGCCGTTCAGGATGCTCCCGGCTGAAGCGCCATAAGCAGCACCAGTGGTTATTTTTTCCATGCGATACATACTCTCACCTCGCGTAGTTGGCGGGTGCTGTGTGTGTTTGAAAGGATCAGGACCGTCGGGCTGATTTATCAACAAAGCTCGTCGCAGATGATTCCCGCGGTCCTGAAAATAAAAAACCCGCGCAAGGCGGGAAGCGGTAATGAGGGTAATGGCAATGTCGGCTATTCTGCCGAAGATACCCTGGCTTGGGTCTGGCTCGCCTGGCTGGATTCGAACCAGCGACCAACCGCTTAGAAGGCGGTTGCTCTTTCCTCTGAGCTACAGGCAAATTGGTGCCGGGCAAAGGAATCGAACCTCTGACGCGCAGCTTACAAGGCTGCCGTTCTGCCACTGAACTAGACCGGCGAATTTGGCGGGACAGGAAGGATTCGAACCTTCGACCATTCGGTTAACAGCCGAACGCACAACCGCTGTGCTTCTGACCCTGAAAAGAAAAAGCCCCGCACGATGGCGAGGCTTCGAATTCATTCATGTTACACACAACACTGGCAACATATACGAATTAGTTTGCTCATTTGTTCATTAAATTGCAAGCACGTTGTGTGATTTATTTGCAATTTTCCTCACATTTTCGCGATCGATAAACGCATTTTGCAGAGGCTGGTATAAACAGAACAGTGAAGCATTGATGATTTGCTTCACCTCTCTCCGGATTGTCGAGATGCTTGGGTGTTTATACTGGTTGCCGCCACGAGTCTTCATCAGGCGAGGCTTACTTACTGCATGCTGCCATGATGCAATTCGGATCTCGCTGGAGTTGCAGACGTAGTAGGCGAAGATAACCCGCCAGGCATTTTCATCCACATTCTTCAGGTAGTGGCGAATGACAGCATCAATGAGCATCCCGTCATCATCACTACATACCGGCCGTGATGCTTGCTGGGGCTCGACGGTAGCCATGAATCTGGCAATCATGTTGATCATCGCTTTATCAATCTTGCCGGTCTGGCACCATGCGCCCCACAACTGGAGCCACTGGTCTACCCATTGATGCTGGTCGTTGGTTAATTCCAGTTTCATTATGCGGCTTCCTTCTGTGGCTGATTGGTTTTGGTCTTGCTGTGCTTTGCTACTGGCGGCAGGTTGGCGCGCTTAACGCTTTCTGCCTGGTACCGGAGGAAGTCGGTATGGTTCATGCGGCCTCCTGTCGGCGGGCCCGGCGTTTTTCCACCGCGCGGGCTTTACGGGTGAAGATGGATTTGATGCGCTGCAGGTATGGGATGTCGAATCGGCGGACAGAGTTATCGTTGTTTATCGCCTCGACTTTTTCGGCACCGATGCGCTCAATAAGGCCCTGTTCAAATGCTTTTTGCGCGCCGTCCCGATCCCGGTTGCAATAGACACACTGGGCAGCGGTATTGTGAAGGTTGAAAGCCAGGTGCGCAGCTGCGCCGCGGGTGCGGTAGTGGCCGCAGTCCATCGTTCCACCAAACTTCTGCTCCGGCAGCCTGCCGCAGCTGATGCATGGCTTACCGGCATCCCTCAGACGGACATACCGGTTGAATGCCGCCTGCGCTTCCGATCTCCACTGCGGTTTCGTTTTTAGCGCCACCTTTCTCGCTTTCAGATCCCGGCGTTCCGCGCGCTCTTTATCTTTGCTCTCCTTGATGCGCTTAGCCGCGGCTTTCACCTTCTCCTTTTGACGCTCTTCCATCGCGAGGATTGCGCCGTGCTCCGGGCAGCACCAGCGGATCCGGATATCGTGGAATTTCGGCACGAAGTATTCACCGCATACTTTGCACTTACGGCGGGATGGTTTACGCATGGCTCCTCCGTGCCGCGAGACGCAGCCATTTCTGATCCACCAGGCGGGCGGTGTAGTCTTTCAGTGTCGGGATGTCGGACGGCTTAACCGCGGGCTTGCGCTGGCGGCGCACCGGAACACGGAAGATTTCATTGGTGATGACGCGTGCGAGAGGATTACCCACGGGAAGCCCTCCACTCTTGCGCCCAGGCGATGCGCTTACTGGATGCTTCAGAGAACTTCACGCCGCGGTCGGTGCCAAACCAGTAAATCGCCTCGATGACGTCGACCATGTAGCGCTTGCTGGATTTGGATGTGCGGACGCCGAAATAAACTCGGCCGCCGTTGATACCAGGCGCGGATTTCTGTTCCTGGTCCTGGGTCTGATTCACCAGAACGGTGATCAGGTCCTTCCATTCTTCGCGGGTTAGCTTTTCGCCGTGCCAGACAACCTGGTCAGACAGGTCCTTCAGCAAAGGCCACATTAGACGGTTTTGCTTGTCAGTGCGTGTCTCTTCCCGGGCCTCTACTATCATCGGCGCGCGAGGGTTTACCGGCAATGTGCGGATGAATGCTATGAGGTTGTCTTTAACGGTGTCGTTAACGATGCAGTAGTGCTGTTTCATGCGCCACCCCCGAGAGGTAACGCAGAATGCAGAAAATCGCAGGTGCATTTCTGCATC